TGACGGACTTGCATCCCGATTTCGACGAGCGCCACATCCACATCGGACAGGGCAATCGTGCCAGTTGTTCCGCCGCCGGCGGTAACGACACCAGCCGTGATCCACTTCGGATCAAGGTCTTGCTCGTACCACTCAAACAAACGGTTGTCAGCGATTACTCGCCGCGTTCCAATGATGATCTGCATCAACGTCGCTTTGGCGGGAGATTTCTTGTAAATCTCTTTCGTCACATCGCGGGTTTGCAGATTTGCGCCGGTGACGTTACTGTAAACGTCTTGCGCTCTGCTGATAGTTACTTCGTTACTTGCCATTTTATTCCTTCTCTTCGCATTTAATTTGGTTGGCCGTCATAGCATCAAACCAGCGCCGGCCCGACTTCATTGAATTCATCCATAAACTCAAACCGCTTACTCGGTTGCTGGACCGGTTGTTGCGGGTTTGGGTTGTGGAATACTTCTGATTCTGGAATCCCCAATCGTTTGAGTAGTGCTTTCTCAATTTGGGCCTTGCTCATCTCCATAATCTTCGGTAGCCGGTTGCCTAGTGATTTCCCTTCAGCGGCAAGATGCAGAAGCTCCAACTGGCTGATCTTGTCAAGCGATCCATTGGCAAAATACTGCCGATAGAGATCTTGCATTACCGGTTCCAGTTCAGCGAAATGCGGGACGGATGCTTTCAATTCATTGAATTTAGCCGTAACCACTTCCGCTTCCTGCTGCTTCTGTGCTTGCGTCTGACGTGCCGTGACGTTAGCGCGATCTCGCTCGGAGATCTTGTTATCGCTAATCCGGTCTGTCAGTTCGATCATTGCGTCGACGTTTCCAGACATCAATTCCTTAATGTCGGATGCCTCAAGGTTCTCAACATCGATGCCGTGTTTCTTCGCCACTTCGCGCACGATGTCATCGTGACTTCCTTGATTACCAGAAACCATCTTCCGGTAATCGGACGCATTGACCAACATCAGACCGGTGGACTGCTCCAACTGCTGGTTCACCACCGCCGCGCCATGTTTCTCGGTAGCGCGACGAATGATCTCCATTCCGTTGAAGTTTCCCGTCAAAGCACCACTTTGCGGATCACGCTCGGCAATCGTGTCGAGTGTCTTAACTGTGGTGTCGAAAACTTCTTTGACCTTCCGCAGCTCCCCTAGTTCGCTACTTTGACGGCCAACTAACTTATTTGCGTTGATGATTTGCTCTACCGCTTTATCGTCAATACCGGCTTGTTTAAGCGCGGATGATACCTTCTCGGCGTTAGCCTCAAGTACCTTGAACGCATCGGCGGATAGTGCGGGTTCGATTTCAGTTTTCTTGCTCGGATCTTCTACGGTTTTGCCCGAAAGCTTGTCGTAGTAGCTTTGCAAGTCGACAACAGGATCAGCCACTTTCGCGGCCGTCTGTGTCTGAGATTCAGTCGCCTCTGCGCTCCCCGGATGATCCGGACGCTCGGTAACAGGCGCGGGTGTTTGGGTAGGATTGTCGGCAAGTAGGTTCGGACCAGTCCCCATTTCGTGATCAAACTCAATCCGAGATGATTGCTGGCTGCCCGATTGTCCACTACCTTGTCCACCGCCCACCGGCGCGCTGACCTGTGGGCTATTAGATACTGCTTGTTCCGTTGACAATTTTCATTGTCCTTTTCTCTGTTTTCTAGTTGATTTCCCCACTCGTTACGGACTCGGTTTCCACGCCAAGCTCCCCGCAACTTCAAAATGTTCGGCATCCGTCATAACCAACTCACGTTGCAGATGCCGAAAACTGGTAGCGGAACTGGAAGTTGAATCCAGAATCTCCTGCTTATGAGGCAGGCGTGTTACCGGGTTACACTATTCCGCAGTCAAAGATCTGAATTACAATTACCCCACTACCGCTGATTGTCAAGGCCTGTTACGATTATGCTCCAGCTTCTTTTCCGCTTTGATGCCGGCGCTGATGATCTGTGTTTCAATATCAAAGCTTGCCAGCATCCCATTCGCATAGCCGCGCAATTCAACAAACTTCTCCCAAGAAGTGACTTCGCTACCGAGAAATCGAGACAGAATTATCTCTTCCTGTGCCTGCCGTTCCTTCTGGATCGCCGCGTACCCTTCTGATCCCATCATCGCCACGACTACCGCGCCATCCTGCACCAGCTTATTCAGATCGGCGGCCTTCGGCTTTTCAAGATTCTGGAACGCCACTACCGCGCGCTGGACTCGGATTGATAATTCACGGACTTTATCGGCAATAATCATAGACTCACAACTTCCTTGTCATAGGTTGACCAGTCCACTCCCAATTCAGCGGCCAGTAATCGTTCAATGCTGGTCGCAAAAAAATGTTCCTTCCGATACGGCGCGCGCGGATCATCTCCGGGTTCTTTATCTCCGTGTTCTCCATTCTGGCGCTCCAACTCAAACTGCATATCGTGGGCCGTGATGTCGTTCTCGGCAATCTCGCGATGCTGACAAAGCGCCATCTCAACTAATTCGTGGACGGCCACCAGTAATTCGTAGCGGGGATCGGACATCTTACTGACGGCAATGATCCGGTTGCCTTCCCGATCAACGTAATAATCTCCCACCGTTTCGTAGCGATGGCTTTCGTGTTCGATGACGGAGATGATCGTGTTAGGATGCAGGTTGCGCGTTTTCATATTGTTCGATATACGCGAATGATTCAGCCTGTTCGCGCGTAAGATTTCCATCAAATTCCATAATGGCCGCGCGCTCTTGAAAAAGATATTCTGATTCACTCAAAAGTCTATCCCCACTTTCTTAGCTTCGTCGATTGTCTCTTGCGCCTTATCCAGCGCCTTCACGTTCACTTCTACCCCAAACCCTTTCACGCTATCTGCAACCTCTTTCGCCATCTCCATCGCCTCTTTTAAGGTATCACCCAAGCCAACTACCGCGCCGATCTGCGGGACTGGTATATCTTGTGGCAAGACGTGGGCCTTGCCATCGCGGAAGTATACGTCACGGAACTTGACGAAATCATACCATTCCTTCGGGTACTGGATCGGTATTTCGATCCGCGGATTATCGGCGTGACTCTCAATGATGGCAACACAAACAAACTTGGCATCGTGGGTCGGAGCGATCAGATTGCCACCCGCGCCTTCATAGATGAATTCCGACAGGTTCGTGAAAGCTTCGCAGATCGCTTGTGTCGGCGGGGATGGAAAACGACAAGTTGGATCAGTAAGATAAAACTCATCCTTGCTGTGGACACGGATTTCATTGGCGTAGATCCCGCGACTGGTCTTGAAATACGGTGCAATTTTTTCATTACACTCGCGGATCATAGGTGGTAATTTTTCCTTGTCAACAATTCTTCCTGCGTACCCTGCGTCCTTGATCTCAAACCCGAATAGACAAGGGGAACAAAATTCTCCATCGACAACACCCGGTCCATCGTAACCAACTTCCTTTGCTTCGATTGGTTCTTCAGCGACAAATTCCATTTCGTGACGCGCCACACCCCACTCGGCCAGCCGCATCTTGAACCACGACTCGGACGTGAACCAGCTTTCGTGATGCAGGGTTTCCATATCGCCGCGCCAGTGATTGATCTTGATCCACTTGTCCTTCTCGCTCCGAAGATATTTCTCCAGCGCATCCGCCCCCTTGATCAACTCACGCTCTGGTACGGCCAGATTATGCTGGCGTAAAACTTCCCCAAGCTTCCAGCGATCCGTTTCAATGTCGGACGCATCCCCCATCCCCCACACTCGGTAACCGCGCCCGCGCAACATTGCTTGCAGCCCGCGCTGGTTGACATCCGTTGTGACGTGGAGATCGACGTGATCAGCATAACGTAAGGCCTCATCCGCTGGTAGGCGCTCCACTCCGCGCATCCCTTTACCAAGTAGGCCCGCAAAAGACTTCGGGAACTCCGGTGGTGTAAGCGGCGAAGTGTAGTAGACCTTGCCGAAATCCTTAGCCAATCGCTCTGCGATATACGGCCAGCCGCCGGTGTCCCAAACGATGCAGCTTTTACTTTTAAGATTCACGTTTAGGTAGGAATCGTGGTTGCTTGTTGGAATCGGTGAAAGCTTTTCCAGCGTGATCTAAGACACTTTGCTCGACGCGACTTGCGCCGCCGATCTCGGATGGCTGTAGGCCGGCGCGCTGTTCGATCTGGCGCTGAATATCCGGTGGTGCATCCTTGTACTTCGGCAACATCGCCGGCGCGACTGGTGGCGGAGTTTGAATTGCCGCCTGTAATTCCTGCTCGGTCTTGAGATACTTCGTGAACGGACGATTAAAGATTCTTTCGTGATTGTCTTTGTAGATCTCCATCCGATCAAACTTCTTGCCGTGTTCTGGATCGGAAAGCACCGGTGTCCAGAAAGCTTGCGCGTTCTGTGCTTCAATCGCCGGATCACTCACCTTGCTACTACCGACAGCATAGAACTCCCATTCCCCCGCGATGTCGTCGGGATGAAGTTGGAGCGTGTCACCGGTTACCCCGCCCTTCTTTAGTGTCTCGTTGACATCTCCGATATGAATCAGCGTTCCCGGTTCCATTGTCTGCTGAAGGATCTGCGCGAATTGCGTGATCTGCGGAGCGATCCCGATTTCTTCGTGGAACAAGGATTTGTAATTGCTTGCGCTCTTGGTCGAGGCGTTCATTATCGCCATCCCCTTCGCCGTCCTTGTCGCACCTTCGCCAAGATTAGGATCGGCAATCCCTTTACTGACATTGGAGATCCGCGTGGCTCTTTGAATTCCGACCTTCGCATCCTGATCATCTCCGAAGAGATCGCCGCGAATGTTGGGGAACTCCAGCATCTTCACGGAATTCACGTCATTGGTTTCCGTCATTGATCCCGGCCACGGATTCAGACGTGAAATCGGATTGATACCGGAAGATTTCCCCACCAACCGCGGTGGCCGCAAAAGTAATTCGCTCAACTCAAACCGCTGACTGGTCTTGATGTTGACGATTTCCTGATACGCTTTCATCTCGCTCGGAACACCCGCGCATTGCCAAAGATCGGGATGGATCGGTGTCCACTTGATGTCAGCTAATGGTTTCTTGGCGTGTTCGTATTCATTACCGCGACAGGCTAACAACTGGTTCTCGCACGTTACCGCATACGCCCGACAGCCTTCACCACCCGCCGGCGCTTCGTAGTAGTAGTAAACCTCACACCACTTCATACAATTCGTGCCTTCCGATTGTTGCGTGGTGACATTAAATCCTGCGTACCAAAGTAGATCCCATAAATCTTCGAACAATGTCTCATCCGCATTGGAGATTGTTCCGGTAGTCCGATTGATGTTGTAACTCCCCTTGAGTTTCTCGGTATTCTGCCACATCGCCCACGGTTTTTTCGCCATCGCTTTAACAGCGACCAGCGGCATAAATCGACGGATGATGAAATACGGCATCCGCTGGATGTCGCCGCCTTCCACCGGACCGACAGACGGAAAGACATTCCATCGGCTGACGTTCCTCATCTGCGGCCAGACGCTCAACTTCACCTGTTTCTCGCGCTGCATCCCGATCTGGACTCCATATCCATACGGATCCAGTACCGGTTTACGAACTATACTGGTCAGCCATTGTGGTTCCGCAAAAGTCGCCAAGACTCCGTTGCCGTAGAAGATTGCATCCTGTTCCCAATAAAAATAGCGCTCCTTGTACTTGGCCTTCCGCATCGCAAACCGGACTGCTTCGCGTAACAATTCAGTCTGGAATTCGGTCTGCCCGCTGGACGCGCGGAGATCGAAGAAATTGTCTTTCGGAAAGACTGTCGACATCATATTCTCAATCGTGTCGTTACAGGCGATCATCGTTTCCGGTTGGAAGATCCCCCAATAGTACGGCCAGTTTTCCGGTAACCGAGAATTCACGCGCCGCCAGTCATCTAGACAGCGCTCCTTGAATGGCCGATCCCATTCTCTTGACGCATCAATCCGATCTTGGACATAGCCTATCAAGCGCTTTTGGTCCTGATCATTCTGTGGATAATCCACCGGCAATTCAGTCAGATCCCCGATCTTCTGATCTTGAATGTTGGGCGCGGTAAATGGTTCGACACTCTGTGGACGGACTTCAGCTTCCGACATTTTTGGCCTCCGTGAATACGAAATTCTTTTCTAGCCAGCGCCGATAATCGTGAGGCAGCGTATCGTGCCGGATTTCCAGAACTTCACAATCCGATTTCACCCACCGATCCTTGATGATGCTAAAACAACTCTCGCAAACAAATTGGCCTTCAATCTTCCACGACAGTTTCGGATCAGAATAAAACACCAGAAAATCGGGAGACCGGACACACTGGTTCATCAACCCCGGTAAATCTCCGCGCGCTTCGCACAACAAATTTCCCGGCACGTCGCTCGGCGTTAAATGGCAAATATGATACCGGATCTTCATCCGGTCCTTCACTAAGCCAAGTTTCTTCCGGCGGGCGGCCGCTTCGTGTTCCCAATGTAGGGCGGCATCATCTTTCATTGTGGCCGCAAATTACCTTCAGACAGGCGCATTGTCAAATTATCTTCTCGATCCGCGCCGGCCGGAATATCCCAAGTCGATCTTCCGCAACGTCACTCCTTGCAGATCCCCATCATCCACCAGCATCGCCCGCGTCGGTTCACCACTCCAGTTGCTCCCGCGATACCCTTCCTTCAAAACAACTTCGTGACCACCATTCTCCAGATCTTGTAACTCAAAAAGATTGATCACCAGATACCGCAATGCGTCAATGTGATCGCTGAACGGATGGTCGCCACACGGAATCGGGGAACCAGTCTGATCCACTTTCTTGCTCCAGACATACGCACCACGCAAACACCGCAACAACATCTCGCAACTCGGATCAACCGCTAATAACTTCTGGCTGATCAAATACTGGATCACTTCCAACCCCTTCCGCACCCCACCCGGCCCTGTCGGGATCGTGATCAATTCAATCGGCCGGATCTCTTCAATCAATACTCCAGTCGCCGTCCTCTGGTTCGCCGCGAAATCGCCGTAGTCAACATACCCCGCCGCGTGTCCCGCAAACCACTTCTTCCGATCCGCTAACACCTGATCCCGAAATGGCTTGATCGTACACTCCAAAGCACTCAACTCATTCAAAATCCGCAGTTCGTGACGGCCATCCAGCCGCCGGCGCACCTGCCCAGTCAGACAAACATTCGCCAGAAATGAATAGTCAAACCCACTCACCAATGGTAACTGCGGAGAATAGTTCTGGCTGGTCGTGTCAATCCGGTCTGTATCGCAAAAGACCGGATCACCCGGCTGAATCGTGAAGTCAATCTCCTGCTCCTGCGCCCACGCCTGCGTCGAATATCCCTCCCGCGCTTTCTTCGCCCAATCCCCACGCTTGTTGGGATCGGCGCTGTAATGGACATTCAGGGTACACCATCCATTTAACATCCATCTCCGTACCCCTTCGCAGATTTTTTCTGGCCGCACCTCCCCTCCCGATCCATACGCACCAGACTCGTACCCGATCCGATAAAATGCGTTCTGATCCCCCGCCGCGCTCGATGTGATGATGCCCTGCCCGCCACCATCCAAAGACGGCTTCACCGCCGTTAAACTCTCGTCCTGCTGCTCCTGAAACCCGAACTCATCACTCCACCATACCGAGAACGTAAACTGACGCACCTGCTCCGCCCCTTGCGCGATGGCCTGTATCTGACTGGTTGGTAGGTCACGGCTCTGCGCGGCCTTGAATAAGGCTTCCTGCTCGCCGTATACCTCAATGCGCCCGTCAATATACCGCGCCCGCGGGACTTTGTACTTTTCGGGGATGTGCTGGTAGATGAACCAAAAGCGGTCACGAAGGTATGCGTCGGCATCGTCGTACTTTTTTGCTTGGTAAGCTATGCGAGTACCATTCTTAACCAGTACCCGATGCAGGAGCAAAGCGCAGATTAACCACGTCACGCGAAGCTGTCGGGACTTCTCCACCCGCAACAATCGCTCGTCCCGCACCGCACCCGCGATAACCCGCAGATACTCATCGCCCTCACCTACCAGCGGCCGGATGTAGTGCGCACCGCGCGCGCTGGCGTGCTCGTCTTGCGTAAAAACACACTCCTCGCAGAACGTCCACGCGTCCAGCGGGAGCGGAACGCGCACAGACGGCGCGATACCAGCGGCGTTGATGAACGCATCGGCCAAGATTTCGTTGAGTGGTTTGGCTTTAACTAGGGTTGACATAGAGACCTTATTTTAACTGCATCCTTGATTATCAACGACTTGCAAAATGTGTAGCACCGCTACACATTCACCGCGCCTGACCGTAAGCTTGAACGGCTGCGGCCAGCGCAGGCCGCCGATCTTCCGGCACAAACGGCATCACCAAAGGGACGATTTGTTGCATCACAACTACCAACACGGCGGATGGATCTTCGCCGTCCTTGATGTATTTTCCTAACCTTAGGCATAGCTCAGCGGCGCGTAACTGCACCGCATTGTCCGGTACGCTGACCACGCACCCATCGCCATCGACGGTCTTACGTTCGGCATCCAGCAGCATTGAGAGCTTCGCGGCCATCCGAGCCTCCGTGATTTGTCCGCGCTGCAGTAGTCGCGCTGCGTCTGGATCGCGCGCTATTCGGTCAAACGTGCGCTTCTGCTTACTGCGCGCTGTGACAGGTGACGCTCCGGCCCTACGGAGAGCCTCAGCCTTGTTGCCACACTTGGCGTATTCCAACGCCGCGCGCCTGTGCATATCCTTCGTTCGCCTCGACACTCCCCCGCCTGCAGTCCTGGACAGACCAAACCCCACCCTGCGCGCCTGCGCCGCGGCTTGCCCTGTCTGTGCTTTGGCCTGTTCTGGTGTGCTTTGGCCTGTTTCGGGTTGTTCTGGCCTTTGTTCGCCTCTTATAAGGCTCGCCTGGCCATTCTGTTGTTCTTCGTCCATAGCTGATACCATAGACTTTGGGGGGGAGAGTGTCAAATGGCTTATGGCGGAATTGGCACAGGATCACGCTTGTTCTTAATTGGGCATAGAGACCAACGCACCGCTTTGTTGAGCTTCCGTCGCCCTCGGAAAAGACCCCCGGAAAATAAATGAAAATAGTTCTTGCACTAACCTAGCGATGGGTTCACTATGTGGACATGAACAAAAACACAGTGGACAAACAAAACGCGGTCAAAGCTGGCAATACCAGCGGAAAGTGATAGGACAAAATGAAAAATCAGAACTACATCGTAGAATATAACGGCGAACCAGTCACACGTCTCAAATTCCAATCTGACGGCAAGGCCGACATCAGCACGGGTTACATAATGGACGCCATCTGGTACACCGCTGAAGAAGCCTCTGAAGTGGCGGCGGCAATCGGCAAAGGGGCAGAGGTGGTAGAAGGAAATATGACAGCAAAACAGCAAGCGGCAATCACGGTACACGGGCAGAACCTTCTGGCAACCTTCCCGAATGCAAGCGAGCGGGATCCGGTGAAACTGTGCAAGAAGTTGCACCGCTTGGAAGTCGTGGCGCATCGTGGCGCAACGGCGTATTGCAATGGCACGCCCTTTGTGGCGGGCATTGCCGGCAGCTACACAAGCGCAGATTATGTGTACCGCTTCGGTCATGTCGAGGATGACTGGGCGGGCTTTGTCGGCGTGATACTGGGCAAGGTTAATTCCCTGCTGGGCAATCACGACAAGGCGGTGCCGGTGTTCGTCAACGGTGATGCTCGCGGCTATGCGCTAAAAATTGACTCGGATTATGTCCGCGAGGAACAACGCAAGGCGGCAGCGATTCAAGCTAAGGGCGCTGGCCTGGCAAAGTTGCATTGTGACTGGGGCGGCTATGGAATTATTGCACCCGAAATCGGCTTGGAGGGGTAATAATGAACCCACACGCCCAAGCCCTCGGACGAATCAAGAGCGCACGGAAGGCTGCCGCCAGCCGGGAGAATGGCAAGCTCGGCGGACGCCCGAAGAAACAGAAACGCAGGAGCCCAACGTGCGCTTCATCTCGTCCACGATTCTGCACAACTCCAGATCCGCATCCGTAGGACACTCATGCGCGGCGAGCGTGTCTTGAATTTTTAGAATTGACGTTATCAGACGGCGGCGCAACAGTCGGCACTTGGCCTTATCGTTCATTATTAAACCTCCGCGCTATTGTCCCGCGCTTCAGCCTCTTCCTGTTCGCGCGCGTCCTGCTCACCGCGCCACTTTTCGAATAAAACCTGCGGCTCTTCCCCACCGTACCACTCCTGAACCTGAGTTTCGATGTAGCAGTAGATCGCCGCGCCTTCCCAGCCTAACCCCTCCACATAATCCTCACGCGAACCGATCCCCGCATCGTCAAATGCGCTTTCGATTTTGCTTCCATAAAGGAACATCGCGGATTTGATTTCGTGCGTGTAGATCGGGACTGACGAATCAATGATTTCGTGAATTCCGCCTGAATAATCCAGATTGCTGTTTAAGTCTGGCAGCTCTGTTGTTTCGGGCTTCTCTACTAGATATTCCCGCAGCGCATCGCGCACACCATTGATTGCGCCATCGATCCGTTCTTGCAGTGTGTCCTCAATTTCGATTGTCCGCTTCATCTTGTCCTCTTTCTGCCGCATTGCGGCGTTGGTTTATGCTCAACAAATAACCCACCCGCGCAGGTTTGACAATAACTTTTTTTCGTCCCTTCGATTTTTGCAATGCCCGCTTGCGTTTTCTCGCGTTTATTTTTTTGTTCTCTCGCGCAAGATTTTCGAAGTGGACAAGCAAAACCGCCACGGCTCGCAGTTCTTTCGTCATCATGCCGTGGCATCCTTGTTCCGCGGCCTTCCACCCTTCGCTCCGTTGGCTCGACTGGCCGCTGCTTGTGCTGCTGTTGGTTTAATCCGTGACCGCGCCGCCAACTGCGCCGCGGCTTCGCTCGCCTCGGTTCGTCCGTAGACGTGGAATCGTTTACAATGCGGGCAGGTTGGCATCATCTCCCCCTTGCTTGATAATTGCGCGACACTATGCGCTTGAGTGTATAACCAAACGGGAACATCTTCGCGGCGGCAGCGCCGGCGGCCTCTTTCGCGCTGGAGTAGTGCGGCTGGCCGGCATTCGCTGGTAGTACAATCCATCCGTAATCGTGATACTTTAGCCAGATGTCCAGATACGGATCTGATCCAATCAATGCTTTTTTCACGATACCCCCCAAAGCGTCAGCGTGGCCGCGTCAACGAACAACCTCGCCGCTTGCCGCGCGGACTTCTCGTTCAGGCAGGGTAAGGCCTTTTCCTCAACCACTACGTTCCAAGCCTCCGAGCCATCGCTTAACTTTTCACATTCAACCCCGATCTGGATCGGGAGCGTGATGATTATCTCGTATTTCGGCTTCATAACACCCCTAGATTTTCAAGTACCTTGATTGTTTCGGGAAGGATCGCCTGTTGGTTCTCGACATTGGCGATAATGCCGCCATTATCCCACCACCAGACTTCGTCCTCAACCTCTTTGCCATTCGGCCAGCAGTCCCGCTGGATTGCCTCGGCGATGTCGTTTTTGTGGTTGGACTTGGAGAGAATAAATTGTCGGTGTGAGTATTCACCGATTGTGATTTCTAAGGTAACGAGTATCACAGCGTCACCTCCGTCCCTAGATTCGCGCCTACCGATAACACCGCTTCGCGCGCCTCTGGTTCGTGCGTGGTCGCGTACTCTAACGCGATTGCCTCGGCTTGGCGGCCTTCTGCGCTCTGCCAGAAATCAGGTGCGAGCTTGCGATGATTGTAATCGGCGGCCATCGATAGAACGGCGTGGAATACTGCGCGCGGGGGGAATTCCATCGGCCAAGTGATTGCCGCGAAAGCCCAGTCGCAGTCCTCTTCCAACCATCCCGCCATACCGCAGAATGTTCGGAAGTTCGGATGAACGCGCTTGAGTTGTTTCCATCGCTCTGATGATAACCCGATCCCGCCGTGGCTCGGCGTGGCATAAGAAACAATGCCTTCCGCAATTTGCTCTTCTTGATCCGCGACTCCCCACGGCGTTTGCTTGCAACTTGTCTTGTACATATCTACCCTTTCGCTTGTTGTGTCGAGGCGTTATGCCTCGGCTTGTGAGACAAGCCTACGCGCTTGGGTAATCTATGTCAAAATAATTTTTACTGCTCTAAGATTTTTGCAATGCCCGCTTGCGTGAAATGCAGATTTTAATTTTCCGATAAACTCCGCGGCAATGTCCATTGAATGTCTTTGATTGCGTCCTCTATGTCGCTTGCGTTCAACCCGCGGCGCACCGCCTCACGGATGTCCTTAGCGGGTGGTGTCCAGATTTTCGAAATCACTTTGAGCGCACCTTGTAATCGGAGCGCGCCGCGCTGACCGGGTTCGTCCTCGTCTGCGATGATGACGGCCTCCTTGCAGCGCAGCCGTCCGAGCGTTGTCACTATGTCCGACTCCGATCCCATGCAACTTGGCCGCCCGATGGCGTACAGCCCGATGGTCAAAGCCGCTGCTGTGTCCGTAACTCCTTCCACAATCCAGATCCGTGGCGCGGGAGGGAGTGTGGCAGGCGTGAAGATCCCCGACTTGCTACCTTTCACCGCCCACTTGTCGCCCGATTCGTTCCGCAACCTGATCCCCACCGCTTGACCGATGCCGTTATTCATCGGGAACGCCCACGCATTGTATTCCGCCGCCCATACCGCACCGATCTCGACCAATGCGATTGGATCGACTCCTAATTGTTCCGCGTGACGAATGATGCGCTGGTTATCGGTGCTCTGGATTGCCCACCGCTGAAGCATCGCCGGCGCATTGATTGTCTCTACCGGTTTAGGTTTGACCAATGCGACAAATGGCCGTGGTGTCGCGTCCCTGTGCAACCAACCTCCGTTATCAGTCGGCTTGGCCGATTCAACCCGCATACAACAGGCCGCGCCGTCATCAGTAAATGTACACCAATCTGGCTTGTGACATATTCCGCAAGGTTGTTTACGGCTGACTCTGTACCACGTTGATTTCACTTGCCCTTTCGGATGCGGCGGATGAATGTTTCACCTTCATCTGCGTAAATATTCCAATAAAAAAAAACACAATCTGGAATCTTCTCGAACTTGTATTTGTTCCACATCGCATCCCCTTTCTTAATCTCCGTCCCCACCCTCAACTTGCGCCAGCCCTTCGGGATTGTAGGTTTCATTTCGTTTGCTCCTTCACTTCAACTAGCCAGCGTGGATTCACTTCATCGACATAGTTCGACCTATTAGCCTCTTGTAGTTTACGCCGTTCGATTCGGCACGCGCCACAAGCGCATCCATCCGTCAGCCAGTCGCGCCCGCACCTTGCTTCAGCTTCTTGGTGCTCGCGCACAGTTGCCGCCATTCGCTCGTCTGGCGTGCCGAGCGAGTTGAGCCATTTACCGAATATCAGTTTCCGTTTCATACCCATAGTTTACCAAATCGGTTTTTCCAGATCGTGCGTTTTCAGGTGTTTCATCGTCGCAAGTCCTTGTCGTCACGCTTTTCATTTTCACGCTTGACACGATTTTAGGAGGTCGAACCATGCGCTGCACCTAACGGCTCGCTGCGCTCGCCGCAGGTGAGCTTGGCGTTGGACGGAAGCGCGAAGCCTTGCGTCACGTTCGTCCGTTTGTTTATGAGCTTCACGTATTCCGGGTTCAGTTCGCAGAGCACGGCGCGGCGTCCGAGTTCCAGAGCCACCATGCCGGTCGTGCCGCTGCCACCGAAAGGATCGAGGACCACACCATCGTGCGGGCATCCCGCGAGTATGGCGCGGCGCGCTATTGGTGACGGGTACACCGCAAAGTGTGCATCCCGGCACGGTTCGGGACCGAGCAGCCAGAAGTTTCTCATGTTCCGTGTTTCGTACTGGTTGGTTTTCAGGCCGCCCGATTTTGTCCGTCCGGGAGTGTTGTTCAGTTTTGAGCCGTCTCTGTCACGATTGGAGTCATCGAATGTCACAGTTTTTTCCTTCACGGCGTCGGCGTCGTAGTAGTAGCGGGGCGACTTTGTGAGCAGGAAGATTTTTTCTGTGGCAGATGTCGGCCGGTCGGTCATGCTCTCCGGCATACAGGCTTTCTTGCACCACGTTATTTCCGAGCGCAGATACCAGCCGTCCGCCCGCAGCGCGAAGGCCACCATCCACGGTATGCCGATGAGGTCTTTGTTTTTCAGTCCTTGCTCTTTCAGCATCCGGGAGTTGCGGCTGTTGCTCACATCCTTTTCCAGCAGGTTCGCGTTTTCGTGTTTCGTGCCGAGCTTCATTGTCTGGCGCGGCGATTTGCAGTCCTTGTGGGCGCTGTAGGTGTCACCGAGATTCAGCCAGAGCGTGCCGTCGTCTTTCAGCACGCGCCGCACTTCGCGGAAGACTTGCACCATCGTTTCCACGTAGTCGGCTGGCGTTCGTTCCAGCCCGATCTGCCCGGCGTGGCCATAGTCGCGCAGCCCCCAGTACGGCGGCGATGTCACGCAGCAGTTCACGCATCCGTCCGGTAGGGTTTTCAGAGTCTCGCGCACGTCACCGCAGAGGACGCGCAAGGAATCCGTCCAACCAGACGGTGCAGCAAATGTCTCGCTAACGCTCGCCATTGCTGACCTCCACGTTCGGAGGACGTTGCCAGACGAGCATCCCCCAGATTACGTTGTGCATCATTCCGAGCCAGAGGCCGGTGGTGATGCCGCAGGTCCACGGCATCGGCGGTATGTTCCACGCCGCGTACATCACCACGACGACGGGGAACATGATGGCTGCATTCATTGAGTAAGCTCGCAGGTTCATCTTGATCCACACCTCCGAACCAGACGCTGGACGACAACGGGAGGCTTGCTCTCCCGGTGGCTTCTCACGCCATTTCGCGGTGTTGGTCTTTGGGTCTATGTAGGCTCTCTCATTTCGTCGCCTCCCGTGCGTCAGCTTTTTCGTTAGGTCTATCGCTTTCAACTCCGCCTCGCTCGGCACTAGCTCATCCGCAGCACCACAGCTACAATTACAGACTTTACCGGTCACAGTATAACCGCAGTCTATTGTGTGACAATCGCTCATATCTCATTCTCCTTTACTGCGTTTCATTTCGTTTGCTCCTTTAGTTTAGATGCAATCATTTGCCCCTTAACCCTGCTTAAGGTTCGTATTATTGCACTCTATTTGCTCCAATTCTTTCAGGGCGCAATCCATTTTACAAAATGGACGTAGGCAATTTGGCGTTTTACAAGACATCAAACCTAAAGTCCTCTCTGCGCTTATCGAGACTTCCTTCGCCGCCTCCACCACCTTCCGCAGCTTCTTGTTCTCTGCCTCTAATTCAACCTCTCGGCGTGACCGCCAATCCACGATTTCACAGCCACACTCAAAACTGGGACTTGCGCCACAAAGGCAGCCTAAACCGGGGACGTGTTCACTCGGCACTAGCGGTTTGTTTGGTTCGCTCATATCTTCATTCTCCTTTACTGGTGACTAAAGCACCGGATTTGATTCGTGATGCCATAATATGCCCTACCCACTCCAATTTTATTACTTTTTGTCAAGAATTATTTTTAACTCTTAGCAAAGTCCACACCCAACTCAGTCAACAACTTCAGCAGTGCGCCCGTGGCCATATCTTTTGAAAAATAGGTATAACCATCACCGGCACCATTGTAGTCATCTGTTTCACAATCTTCTAAAATGGTGACAATCTTCTTTTCAATCTCTACTTTTGTTAATTTTGTTTTCATTATTATGAACTCTGAGCGAAAATACCTCGGCATTTAACCGCAGCTTGCACTCGGTATGTCATTTCCCCTCCAATTTCATTCGTAATACAGTTGCTTTTGCAAACTCAAACGCCGCGACACGCTCTTCGCACTTTTCGCTTCCGTCATTCGGAAACTCTCCGACGTTGCTATTGCGGATGCCGATTTTTTCCCAATCCTCCAACGAATACCACAAGCAGCCCATCCGCACCCAACGTGAACCGTCTTGGAATAGGACGGCATAAACAACGTATGGATAAAGTCCACTAAACGCTTTCATTTGTGCTACCGGTTTTTTCTCTCCGTTGGCACCGTGCAAGTTGGCACCGCGCAAGTCGACACCGCGCAAGTCGACACCGCGCAAGTCGGCACCGCGCAAGTCGGCACCGCGAAAGTTGGCACCGCGAAAGTCGGCACGTTCTCCACCACCGTCACCATAAATCCACGCCCTATGCGCGGCGAGAATGGCTGCTAAGTTTGTTCCATCGTATTTCATTTCGCCTCCTGATTGTGTCGCTTCTCGGCTACCTCGCGCTCGCGGTTGAACTCGTTGCTGAGGAAATCAGCAAAACAGCCGCACCAGTTCTGCCATCGTTTCTGTGCGCCTTGTTCTTCTTCTCTGGTCAGTTTCATCGTTGTCCTTTCGTTGGTTCGTACCATTTCCCGCAATCGTAATGTAGTTTGATTTGCTCGACTTTTTCAGCGTAGATTAGTCGCCAAGTGTAACACGGCTGGCTGACTGTTCTACCGCAATGAAAACACTTAAACTCTCTGGCCTGCTTGTACCTCACCGCCATCCCTCGGCCAATGCGATTTTCTTGATCTCCACCGTAGCCTGCTCCATCGTCAGATTCACACCATTGATCCCGCGGCTCTTCAGTAGGCTAACCTGCTTCAAGGTGGCGAGATTGTTGTGTAGCCGGTAGAATAATGTATTCAACGTCTGCTTGGCTTGCGAGTACGTCATTTCTGACGGATCGATCTTTTGACGGAGTAAGAAATCCATCTGCTTTTGCGTTAAAACCTTGCCCTCATCCCATCCCCGCGCTCGCGCCGGCTGAATGTCTAGCACATCGAATGGATTGATCGTGCGAACCGAGAATGTCGCCTTCGCCTTTAGGTGGCCGCGCCGCGCTTCCAACCTTCTCTGCGCCTCTTCCGCCTCCAATCGCCGGCGTTCAATCTCTTCAGCCTCTTCCTTTTCGGCCTCGATCAATGCCTGATCCATCCGCACCTGACCATCCTTCGCCTTCTTATTCGCCCTTTCCAATACCTCATCAGAAAGCTTGCCGCCGAGAATGTCAGCCGATGTCATCAGCTTGTGCTTGCCGGAATTGCCGACAAAATCGATCACCAGACACACCGGTTTCGCGCTGGCCGCGATTGCGTCGATTCTGACCTTCGGATCATCAATGTCGTGGCCATCCACAACGCCGGGAAGTGGCCGCGTAGCCCTTCCGACCATTTGCGAGTATAAACACCGCGACTTGGTTGGCCGAGCCTGTACAACGACTTCTACGCCCGGATTATCAAAACCTTCCGTCAAGACACCGCAGTTGCAGACGATCTGGATCCGGCCTTCGCTGAAATCACGGAGCAATGCCGCACGATCTTCCTTCGGGGTTTCGCCGCATACCCACGATGCCAAGCCGGGTTTATGGCGGTTGAAGATCTCCGCCAACATCTCCGCTTGCCTGACGGATGCGGTAAAGACAAGGGTACGCTTGTCGCCAACCATCTGGAGTGATGCTGACGCGATGCCTTGTAAGTTCTTCTCGCGCTCCATCAGCTCCGAGAGTTCGCCACCGTTCAGATCGCCGGCGACTGTCTTGATCCCGCTGAAATCCAATGATTCGATCTCAACAATCTTTTGGGTAATCGGGACTAGATAGCCGTCATTGATTGCATCCAAGATCTCGTAATCGTAGGCCACCGAGCCAAATACTTGACCTAAGGCCTTCTCATCTGTCCGATCTGGTGTCGCGGTCACGCCTAATACCTTCAGCTTCGGGTTCTGCGAGTAATACTTAATCACCTCCCGATAGCTCTTAGATGTGGCGTGATGCGCCTCATCGATCACTAGGAGAGTGAAATCGTTAGGTGCAAACTTCGTCATCCGGCCGCCATCCTTGCCAGCTTTTTGTGTCTGGACTGTCGAAACCACCACCGGTGTCTGATTCCAGAATGTCGTCGATGCCGCCAACGCTGCCATCTCGATAGATGTGCCAATTCCAAACGATTCGATGCGCTTCGCGGCTTGGTAGATCAACTCGCCGCGATGAGCGATCACCATTGCGCGGCCGGGTAGGTTGCGCTTGATCACCTCGCTGAAGATTTGAGTTTTACCTGTCCCTGTCGGGAGAACGCAAAGAGTGGACCGAGCTTCCTTGAATTCCTCAAAGATCGCCTCTACCGCGTCTTTCTGGTATGGCCTAAGAATGTGCATTGATCTCCCTGTCTAACTCTTGAATGGCCACGCTCAATCGCTTGGCGCTATCAAGGATTTCGTTCCGATAGTTTTCGTGCAGATCGTCCGGCAAGACATTCTCCCACAAATAATCGTCAAAATCGCGCGCCACCGCAGCCACGGCTTTGAGTTTCTCAATCACTTCAGGTTTCTCGGTCATTTGTCACCTCTTAGTTTCTTGGTCTTTTCAGGGACAGCATTATCGTAGAGGAATTTGCTGATGAATCCGCGGCCTTTGCATAACCCGCACTTGCCACGCTGCAACCCACGGCACGATGTACAGACTGTGTAAGGGATGATTCGGCCGAGATCCTTGTAAACATTCTTCAGCGCCGCCAAGACAAGGTTCGGGATCTCCGCGATGATCACGTCCTCGTCGGCTGTGGCTTTCTCCAACGAGCATTTGACGTTGGAGATGGAATCCACCAAAGTCTTGCACTTCAGCGCCCGATTCCAATCGTTCAAGATCTCCGGCGGGATTACGTTCCCTGTCTGGTCTAATTCGTGGACTTCAGTCGGCTTGACGGAACGCTTCAACTGGCCGCTGGTTGGATTGTCGCCGGCGGTATCGACGGCGGATTCGCGCTTGCCTTCAGGGATGTCGGCTAATGTTTCTTTCGCGCGCTGGCTCTTCACGCTGTCGCGCTTGCCTTCGGGAAGGGAAAGCAACGCCTTTTGTCCTTTGATGATCTTGTACGCCCACTCTCGGCTTCGGTTAAACTCCTTGTCGACGAATTCCGCAAACGTCAATCCAGAAAACCGATAGAGCTTCCTGTCTTGGATTTCAAGTAGGGCAACGCCTACCTCAATCGTCTTGGTGTCGATCTCTTCCATCCCGCGCTTGATCGTCACGATGTTGCGCTTCAGCATATCGAGTTCGGTCTGTGTGGGGATCATACTGCTAGTTGTTTTGTTCATATCTCTCCGCGTTTCTCTTTCTTTTCTGGCGACTTCTTCTTCATCTTCTACTTCTTCTTCATCTTCTGTGCCAGTGGTTGTTTTGTGGTCTTGTTGTGGTCTTGTTGTGGTTTGATTGTGGTCTTGTTGTGGACGAATTGTGCTTGATTTCTGCGCTTACGCTCCTCCCTTTGTAGTGCGGCCTCGCGGTAGGAGATCTGCTTTTCCAGTTCCGCCATCTGACGATCATTGTAAAGACGGCCGCTTGGTAGCAGACTAAACTTTGCCAACACCGGTTCTTTGATCTGATTCCAAGTATAGGTATCCACCCGCGCCAGCGCCGCCAGAGCGATGTCATCGTTGGGGAGTGTCGCGCACTCATCTTCCAACCACGCTGCACAAAGCAGGTTGATGTACGCCTTGACCTGATCGCCGGTCATCCTCGCTACAGATGCAGAACACAGCCAATCCCTGACATAGAATTGAAATGCTGGAGACTTCACCTTCATCGGTCCAGCTC